GGTTCTATGTATTGGAAACTAGGAAAAAAATAAATGGCTAAACAATCTTTAAAAGATATTATAAAACTTGAGTATCAGAAATGTGCTGGAGACCCAATCTACTTTATGAAAAAGTATTGTATGATTCAGCATCCTGTTCGTGGTAAAATACCTTTTCATTTATATCAATTTCAAGAAAGAACTTTAAACGAATTTGCAGAACATAGATATAATGTTATCCTTAAATCTCGACAAACAGGTATCTCTACCTTAACTGCGGGATTTTCACTTTGGAAAATGTTATTCAATCAAGATTTTAACGTATTAGTAATTGCAACTAAACAAGAGGTTGCTAAAAACTTGGTAACAAAGGTTCGTGTAATGAACCAATACCTTCCAAGTTGGTTAAAACAAAATACAGTAGAAGATAATAAACTATCTTTGAGATACTCAAATGGTTCTCAGATAAAAGCAACTTCTGCAGCAGGTGATGCTGGTCGTTCTGAAGCACTATCCCTTTTAGTATTTGATGAGGCAGCGTTCATTGATAAGATTGAAGATATATGGGTTTCGGCACAATCAACACTATCGACTGGTGGTAATGCAATTATACTTTCAACACCAAATGGTGTCGGAAATTTCTTTCACAAAACTTGGGTAGGTGCAGAAGAAGAAACTAATACATTTAATCCAATTAGATTACATTGGAGTGTACATCCTGAAAGAGACCAAAGTTGGAGAGATGAACAAGAAGTTTTATTAGGAGTTAAAGGAGCAGCACAAGAATGTGATTGTGATTTTGTATCTTCTGGTGATACTGTGATAGACCCACAACTTCTTATGTTTTATAAAGAATCATTTGTACAAGAACCAATGGAAAAGACGGGATTTGATGGAAACCTTTGGAAATGGGAATATCCAAACTATAATAAATCTTACATGGTTGTAGCCGATGTTGCCAGAGGAGATTCAGCAGATTATTCTGCGTGTCATGTTATTGATATAGAAGAATCATCTCAAGTTGCAGAATACAAAGGTAGATTAGATACAAAAGATTTTGGAAACTTTTTAGTTTCTTTATCAACTGAATATAATAATGCATTACTTGTAGTTGAGAATGCAAATATTGGTTGGGCAGTTATACAACAAGTAATTGATAGAGGATATGGAAATCTTTTCTATATGAGTAAAGATTTAAAGTATGTAGATGTTGAAAATCAAATACATAATAAATACAATAGAGAAGAAAGAGGATTGACTGCAGGTTTTAGTACAACTTCCAAAACACGACCTTTGATTATATCAAAGTTGGAACAATATATCAGAGAAAAATCAGTAACTATTCGTTCATCAAGAACTATTGATGAATTGTTTACTTTTATATGGAGAGGAAACAGAGCAGAAGCTATGAGAGGTTATAATGATGATTTAACAATGTCATTATCAATCGGACTATGGGTTAGAGATACTGCTTTGAGATTAAGACAAGAAGGAATTGACCTAACCAAACAAGCATTAGGTGGTATTGGTGCACATCAATTGGATGTTGCAGGAATGGGATTTGGTGGAAATGCTCAATTAGAAGAAAATCCTTGGAAAATGAGGGTAGGGGATTCAAATGAAGATTTAACTTGGTTAATTAAATAATTATATATTTATAATATAAGGAGAAATAACTATGATATCATTAAAAAATTTACTTAACGAAGAGATACACACAGAAGAATATACTGTGGAAAATTACCACGATATAAAAGAATTTTGTGAATTCATGAAAGAATACAAATCTGATGTGAATGAAGCTGAGTATCAAGGTAGAACAGTTAAACTTGGGAAACCGATGCAAGGTGATGTTAAAAAATTTAAGGTATATGTCAAAAACCCACAAGGTAACGTTGTAAAAGTTAACTTTGGACATGGAGGAAGTTCAGCAAAGAAATCAGGAGAAAAAACAATGTCGATTCGAAAGAATAATCCAGATGCAAGAAAAGCATTTAGAGCTAGACACAATTGTGATTCACCAGGACCAAGACACAAAGCAAGATACTGGTCTTGTAGAAAATGGTAAAATAAAAACAAATAAAGGTTATAACATAAATTAGGAACAAAATGGCAGATACTTCATTTTTTGGTAGATTAACGAAACTCTTCAGAGCTCAGGCAGTTGTTACTGTTGATAAAGAGGGTAAGAGACGAGTTTTCGATACTGATGAAAGACAACAAACAAATCTATCCTCGTTAAGAGATAGATACACAAAACTACAAAAAAGTTTTTATGAACAAGCAGGTGGTGCACAATCAATGGCATACCAACAAGTTCGTAGAGAAGTTTTTAGAGATTACGATGCAATGGATAACGACCCGATATTAGCATCAGCTCTTGATATATATGCAGATGAATCAACTCTTAAAAATGAATTCGGAGATACTTTAGGAATTGTATCAGATAATGAAAAGGTTCAAGAAATATTAAGAAACTTATTTTATGATATTCTTAATATTGAATTTAATCTTTGGCCATGGACAAGAAATATGTGTAAGTATGGAGATTTCTTCTTAGGTTTAGAAATTGCTGAAGGTAAGGGTATTGTTAACGTAACACCTCATTCAGTTTACAACACAGAAAGATTAGAAAGAACAGACCCTTCGAATCCAAATTCAGTAAAGTTTAAAATTACTGAAGACCCTAATGGAAAAGAAGAATACGAAAACTTCGAAATCGCTCACTTTAGATTATTAGCAGATACAAACTGGTTACCATATGGTAAATCAATGATTGAAAATGCTAGAAGATTATGGAAACAATTATCTCTTATGGAAGATGCAATGTTAATTCACAGAATCATGAGAGCACCAGAAAAAAGAGTATTTAAAGTAGATATAGGAAATATTCCTCCAACTGAGGTAGATAACTATATGCAAAGAATTATGAACAAAATGAAAAAAGTTCCTTTTGTTGATAGAAATACTGGTGATTATAACTTGAAGTACAATATGCAAAATCTAACTGAAGATTTCTACTTACCAGTTAGAGGTGGTGATAGCGGTACATCCATAGATAACCTTTCAGGATTAGAATATGCAAGTATTGAAGATATTGATTATTTAAAAAATAAATTATTTGCAGCTCTTAAAATTCCAAAAGCGTATTTAGGTTATGAAGAACAAGTAAGTGGTAAGGCAACTTTAGCTGCAGAAGATGTAAGATTTGCAAGAACAATTGAAAGAATTCAAAGAACAGTAATTTCAGAATTATCAAAAATTGCTATTGTTCATTTATATGCACAAGGAATAACAGATTCAGAAATGACTAACTTTGAATTACAGTTAGTAAACCCATCGTTTATTTACGAACAAGAAAAATTAAACTTGTGGAGTGAAAAAATTAGATTAGCTCAAGATATTCAATCTCTTAATATGTTATCTAAAGATTGGGTATATGATAATGTATTTAAATTATCAGATGGTGAGCAAGATGAACAAAGAGTTCAGATGTTAGATGATTTAAAAGATAGATACAGATTCCGTTCTATTGAAGATGAGGGAAATGACCCTGCACAAGAAGATGAAGAACCAGATGATATTGAAGAATCTTTGGAAAGATTAAAACAAGAAATCAAAGATAAAGGTGGTAGACCAAGAGAAGGTGGAACTTATAAAAAAGATAAATCTCCATTTGGTAGAGACCCATTAGGTGATAAAGAAAGAAAGGGTGCTAAAAAGAACACAACTTCTGAGGAAAAAGCTGCAAAATATATCAGCGGGATTTCATCAAAACGAAAGTATTTACACGAACTAAAAAGTATGTTAGATGAGGAAAACCTCATTAATGATACCGAAAATTAATTTATCTTTTATATTTTTATATTTATAATAAGAGAAAATTTACTATATCATAATTGGAAAATAGACAAATGAAAAAAATAAAACACTCGAAATTTAAAAACACAGGATTCTTATTTGAACTTCTGACAAGACAAATTACTTTAGAGGTAATTAATGGAACAGAAGAAAAAGCAAAGAATATTATGGCTGAATTTTATGGAAAGGGTTCAGAAATCTCTAAAGAATTAAGATTATTTAATTTATTAATTAATGAAAAATACAGTACAGATACAAAAGCAGAAAAGTTTATATCTGCTATATTAGAAGCTCATGGTAAGATTGAATATAAAAAACTACAAAGAGAAAAGTACAATTTAATAAAATCAATAAAAGAAAACTTTGAAATTAATAACTTCTTATCTTCTCCTGTAACTAACTATAAAATACTAGCTTCAATACATAAATTATTTGAAGGAAAAAAATTAGATGTTTTAAATGTAAAAGATGTGTTTAATGCTAAAGAAACATTAGTAGAACACATATCTGCTTCCAATGGTAATAAGAGTAATACTTCAAAAACAGATAAGTTAGTAGAAGATTATAAAAAACAAGAAAAAGACCTCAGATTGTTGACATATAAAATTCTTGTTGAAACTTTTAACAAAAAATATACTTCTCTAGATGATTCACAAAAAGGTTTATTAAGAGAGTATATTAACAATGTAACTAATACATCAAAGTTCAACGAGTATTTTGAATCAGAATTAATCAAAACTATTACCGAATTGCATACTATGTATAAAGGTATTAAAGATAAGATTACTAAAATAAAGTTGAGAGAAACTATAAATGTTTTAAAAAAGCAAAAGATTGGTAAAAAAATTACTGATTCACAAGTTTCGGCTTTAATGATGTCTTATGAGTTGATTAAGGAGATAAAAAATGTCAATGGAACTAAATCTTAATAAATTTTTAGAAGAACTTATCCAAGAAGTTGAAAAAGAATTGGATGAAGCAACTGCAACAGGTAATGTGGCTGGGTATAATGTACCTGGTGCATTTTCTAATGGTGGTGCTAAAGATAAGAAACGTAAGAAAAAGATTTCAACTCAATTCGGTATGAAGATAGTTGGTAAGATGGATGAAGATTCAGTAAACGAAGCTAAATATTATATTACTCGTAATCAAGGTAGAGGACGAGGTAAATCTTTAGTTGGTGGATATGATTTGAAAAAGAAGAAAAACTTACCACCAAAAGTATTCAGAACATTTAAAGATGCTGAAAAAGAAGTAAAGAGATTACAAAATACACAAAAAGGAATTCCAGGTGGCGGTTCTGCATATTTCGTAACTGATAAAAAAATGAATAGATTAAAAGAATCAGTAAACGAAGCCAAAGTAAAAAGACCAGTAAATCGTTGGTTAGAATTAAAAAACGATGAAACAATGCATCCTCATAAGAAGATGGCAATGGGNTTAAAAGAACTTAAATATCAGTTAAGAGAAACTGAAAAGTTTTTTAATTGGTACAATAAGATTAAAACAATGAATGAATTGGATTCCAATCAGTATTGGAAAAGAACAAACACTCATATTTATAAGATAAAGGAGCGATTGATAAACATCGCCAAAACTATACAGGAGATAGAAAAATGAAAATAACAAGAGAAGCATTAAAAGCCATAGTTAAAGAAACTATGATTGAAGAATCTGAATATCAAGAATTTTTCAAAAGAGCCTTAGAAAAAGCAGGTAAATCTATACCTTCTATGTCTGATGAAGAAAAGAAGGCATTTTTTAACAAGATTGAAAAAACTTGGAAAGGTAGAGGAGCAAAAAAAGAACAAGTTTCTGAATTAACAGATGCTCAGAAAAAACTACCACCAGCACTTCAAAAGGCAATAGAGAAAAAAGAAAAAAAATAAATGACTAAGAAAGAGTTGTATGATATCATCAATGAGGAAATCTCGGATGCTAAACATGGTGTAAACCATTTTTTAGTTACCGAAGAACTTAATGAGTCCGATAAAGATTTAATAAGAAAAATCATCAGACAAGAAGTATCAGCAATCTTTTTTGATTTGTTTAAGAAAAGAAAAACTTGGGGAGCATAATGGGACAATTATTAATAGAAACAAACCTATTCGAAGGTAGAATAAACGAAGATGATAGTGGAAGAACTATCGTTAAAGGTATTTTACAAAGAGCAGGTGCAGAAAATCAAAATGGAAGGATATATCCTAAAGAAATTTTGATGAGAGAAGCTAAAAAATACGAAACACTTATTAAAGAAAGAAGAGCACTTGGTGAATTAGACCATCCAGATTCTTCAGTAATCAACCTAAAAAACGTATCTCATAACGTAAGAGAGATACATTGGGATAACGATGATTTAGTAGGAACAGTTGAGATTTTACCGACCCCATCTGGTAACATCTTAAAAGAACTACTTAAAGCAGGAATCCTTTTAGGTATATCATCAAGAGGTATGGGTTCAGTAGA